ACCGCCACCTGCACTACCTGCGGCTGCCTGTAATAATTTAGTTGAAATGTTCATTACTTAATATCCTGACCAGCCACCAACAGATTGTATATCGTGCCACCGTCTGTCGTAAAAATCACAAACGTATCAATCGCATTTGCCGTTGCCGTGAGCGTAGGTGCAGTACCACCAACAAAGTCTACACTTGCTGGAAATGTCACCGTGTAGCCACTCGCAGAAGCATCCTGTTTTATCTTCAGTACAAAACTTGATACCTTGCCCGATGCCGCTGGATTGCTAAACGTATAAGTTACATTCTCAGTAAGCGTATGCTCAAACACATTACCATCACGCAAGTTTAGCGTAGCCGCATTAGAGCTAGATGTAACCGAGGTGCTTTCCTCAATTGTGCCATTATCAAACGTTGCCACACCATTTGCATCTGTTGTTACAAAAGCACTTGCATTGGTAGTGCCTAGCGCATTGGGTAGAGCCACTTCATAGGTTGCGCTTGCGGAATGTGGAGGGCTTGCCACTGTAACGCCGTGACTGTTATTCTCACAGTTTAAAACAATCTTACCTGAGTTATCATTACCTCTTACAACAACTTTACCTGTTCCGTTAGGCGCTAGGTCTAAATCTGCGTTAGATGATGTGACAATGTCTTGCCCATTTGTATCAAGGTTAGCTGCAAGGCCAGTACTTAAATTTAACGTCGTGCCAACAATGGTTGTAAACGCGCCAGTGCTTGCGGAGTTTGCGCCAATCGGTGTGCCGTCAATCGCGCCTGAGTTTATGTCTATGCCAGTGACAGGAGTTGTGCCGTCTAGTAGATCATCAATTGAATCTAAATTATTGTTAATTTTAGTACCCCATGTGTCCTCTGAAGCACCTACCTCTGGTTTAACCAAGGTATACGTTGTTGTTGTTGTATCTGCCATAATTCTTTCCTTATGCTGCCTCTCTTACAGGGGAGTCCGTCCACGTAACAATACCATCATCAGTTGCATCTGTCCATGTATCTGTAGGTTCTGCATCATCTTCCCATTTAAACCTACCACTTACAGTTAAGCTTGCTGTGATTGCAATGGCAGATGCACCGCTTCTTATAACTGCAGAACTTGCCGTAAGTGCAGAAGTTAAAGATATAGTTGAAAGACCTGTTACACTGCCCTCACCACCAGATGTCACACTCGATGTTGCAGTAATCGCAGCAGCACCAACAGCCGTTACATTTGCACTTGCAGAAACGCTAGAGGTTACAGAAATAGCAACAAGGCCAGCTTCTACGCTTTCGTTCTCACCATATATGCTTGTGCCATAGGTGCGTAATCCATAGCCTGTCCTGTAACCATCTGATTGTGCATACTTTTCTGCACTCGCGCTAACGCTAGATGTAAGAAAGACATTTATCAGCGCATCGCTTACAACATCAGCGCTAGAGGTAACGCTCGCACTTGCAGCAATTGTAGATGATCCAGCCTTTACAACCTGTGCACTTGCAGAAACACTGGACGTTAAAGTTACCGCTGCAGAACCGTCAATCGCACCTGTAACACCGAATACACCAGTGCCAAATGTGCCAATGCCGAATCCTGATCTATACGGCATTAATCAAGCGTAATGTCTATATCGCCAGCAGGGATACGGAAAACATCTCCTGTGCCAATCGCTTTTGATGCAGATAAACTACTATGTGCAATTAAATTGCCGCTAGAGGACGCATCAAATATACCAATGTGGCTTATCGTACCCCAAGAACCCGTTGCGGCATCAAACTCAATTGCGCCCGAAGTCGTTGCAGCATTACCTGATACAGTAAATGTAGCTGCCTTACGTGTGTAAGAGTTGCCACTAATTTCAGTTGCGCCTGACCCAGTATCCGTAGGATCAGCAGTAAATAGGCCAACATACCAAGCTGTAGGCCGAGTTACGCTTGTTGTCGTAAACACATAGTTCAAAACATGTGTCTCAAATGTATTGGAAAAACTCATAAATCACTCCATTAGATGCATCTGCGCTCACTATAGCGCATTTTTTTAATTTTAGTAAGCGGCTATCTTCATCCTTAAATTACCACTAGATTGTCGTGTTCTATCGCTAGAACTATTGAGGCTTGCAACGGCTCCTGCGTAGGCAGAACTCCAAACAGGTATTCTCTCATCATCAGATAAATAAGGTGCAGCCTGCAATAATGACCCATACAAATATGCATCTGGGGCTGTATCAAGCAGCCAATTAGAGGTGTTGCTATCTGACAACGGATCAATCTTTTCATAATACACAAGCTCGGTTGCGTAAGTTGTATCGGGCGTAGGATGCAATTCAAACGTATCACCGACATGCGCGTAATACTTTGGCCTACCTGCAGTGTCCTGATTAGTCTGGCGTCTTGCGCTTAGGTCATCAATGCTGACCATCTCCAATCTATATGTATCGCCTGTGTTAAGCGTAAACCTAATTGTCTCAAGCCAGCCACTCGGAACTTGGCTATATCTGCTGTCAAGATTAGCATTACTGCGCTCTATCATTTTATAATGCCGAACCTCGCGCTCCATCTGATGTTCAGCAAGCGTAATAAAATCAGGAATAACAGCAGTTAAATCACTCCTGTTTAACCAATCAGCTATGCTTGCTTTAAGTTCTGCGAATGTTGTAAGTGCCATCTAGCATCTCCATCGTTTTCTAGCTTGCCGCAAACGACTATTCGGATTTTTGGCTGCTTTGGGAAACTTCTTCATCTGACCTGCTGACCTAGCGCAATATGACTTGCGCCTAGCCTTTTCTTTCTCGGTCAAGTTCTTTTTCTTTGTTACTGCACCTTTTAACTTAGACTTGGGATTAGCTGCCCTGTGACGCCTAATGCCTGCTGGGGTCATACCTGCACCGTCTTTTGTCTTACGATAATTAGGACTTTTACCTGTTGTAGTCCTACGTATGGCCTTTTGTCGGGGCATTACTGAAGCAGACCTAAATAATTTTGTCGAGCTGCGTATGGATCATTTTTATTGTAAGGTGTAACTCTGTAATCAAACCCTCTACCTGCATTTCCGAATGATGGCTGAGCAATTTTATTTGCAAAATCAAGCACGTTAAAAACTTCATCGGCTTTTGGCGCTATTGAGCTAGACAATTCAAGCTCTCTACTGCTTGTATCATTTGTAGAATTATTTGCTATACCCATATTGCTCATATATGTATTATAAGCCATATCCATCTGCTGTTGTGTAGGATTTCTACCATATTCTTCTCTATACTTAGGTAATATAAAATTAACAAACTGCTGCTTGCTCATCATCATTCCCTCTGGCTGTTGGACGCTTGGCCCAATCTCTTGAGACGCTGGTGGGAATGGCTTTGAAGAAGAAATTGGCATTGCTAAATTAGCAGGCAGCGCCTCTGGCATAGGTCTAATTGGCCTTGTGCCAGATTCCATCATGTTTTGAGACATAGGCGGCATAACTCCAGAAGGAGATACAGGCATTTCAGGTATAAACTGATTAGGAACAGAAGGCGCTTCAGCAGGCATAACAGGCATCTCAGGTATAAACTGATTAGACTGTGGAAATGTCCTTTCACGCGGCCTCATATCTTGCGTAATCGGCCCAGCATCAAACGGTAAAGCCCTTATCACAGCAGGGGTTGCAGCAGCTTGCTCTGGAGTAATGCCTTGTTCTGCAAAAAACTCATCTCTCGCTCTACGCCGTGTTGGGTCTTCAGAGCCATACGGATTAATCGGCATAAGGTTTGCCAACATACTAAATATACCGCCACCCTCAAACTGATTGCCGCGTTGCCCTGCGCCACCACCGTCAATCATATCAAGAAAATCTAAAAACTTAGCTCGGTCTGCCATTACTTCTTACCCTTTTTCCTAGCACGAAGCTTTTTAAAATCTGCCCCTGTAATTTTATTACGTGGTTTTGCAACTGCAGCAAGCTTCTTCTGCTTAGCGCTATACTTACTCATCGGCATTACTTCTTACCCTTCTTTGTTTTCCAGCTTATTCGCTTTGGCCCCGTCTTACGCTTGGCCGCCCTTTTAGCTGCAGCAGACTTTGATTGAGCTTTAGGGCGGCAAGCTGGGTAAGGTCTTCCCTTATCCTTCTTTCCGCTCCTACCACATTTTTTCCCTGTCTTAACATCTCGCCAATCTTCTTTAAACCACTTTGTTAAGCCACCTGTCGGCTTCCTAGCCATTAGTACTTACCACCACGCTTTTTGTATTCTCGCACCAACCACGCATTTGCATACGCACTAGGATATACGTCAAACTTACGTTTAGCCGCAGCCTTAACCCTCGCATAAAGCTGAGGGTTTTTAGGCTTTGGGCTAGAGGACTTGCTTTTCTTAGCAGCCACTATCTACGCATCTTTTTCTTAGTTTTAGCTTTTTTCTTCATTGCTCTGGGTTTCATCGCCATGTCATTCTCCTTTTTCTATCTACAACAAGCGCCTCATATTCAGCACTGGTATACGCTTCATAATAACCTAAAGGATCAAGTTTGTCACTTGCATTTATAACAAGCTCCAAATCCTGTATAAACAGCATGCAATATTCCTCATCAATGCTGCTTTCCCACTCACTATCAAACAAAAAATCTAACTCAGCATCCTCTGCACCATAATCAGGATGAAACTGCATACAATGCAACGCAACAAATCTATGATTTAACCTCTTGGTAAACTCAGCAAACTCAGTCATATCGGGCAAATTATATGACGCTAAGATAACCAAATCCTTATCAAACGCATCAAAATCAAAACAATACTTATCAGCCTGCAGAATAATATCCTCAAGCTCAACAACCATTACCTTATCTTGCTTCCACGCCTGCCTCGCATACGGACAAGGCGGCATACCCTTCAAATACTTGCTCGGCTGCTCCAAAACCTCGCGTGACCAACTCCGCAAATCGCTCTCAATACTAGGCAATGCCACGCAAATTCCTTCTTATCTCACCACGCCAAGAGCTAAACTTACCACTCAACGCAGTCGCAGCATCGCTTGCCATCGTCAAACATAACGCATCAGCCAAATCAGGTGACTGCAAACCTCGCTTTCGCATCTCATCTTTTGACTCAGCTTTCATCTTGCCACTGCTGGTAAAACTATACCTTATACTGGTTAACTCAGCGATAAGCTGGTCATTACTCGGCAACTTACAAGAACGATCCTCAAGCCAGCCCTTTGTCTTAAACCAAAGCTCACTCCTCAGATTCAAATATGTCTCGCCCATGCTCGGCGCTTCTGCAACATTCACACCACGCACAGGCAACTCTAACTCTTGCAGACGATCTACCACGCCAGAACCAACGCCAATACTATCCACCAATACCTCTCTCGGCCTGCGACTATCAGGTAAACCCTCATACTCCGCAACAACCCTGCCCACAGTCTGCATTAAATCCAAACCACGCCAACTGCGTATCTCCGTCACAATCGGACCCTGCCGCTTACACAACGCCGTGCTATCCGTGCCAAACCTTGCTACGTCCAAGCCCCACACAATGCTTGTCTCCTCACTCACCTGCACATCCCTATGCTGTGCAGACTCAGCAAGGTGAAACGGAATAATCGTATCATCATCTGCAAGCGGAAACTCGCCCAGCACACGAATACGAAACGCATTGCTCTCCTCGCCATAGCGCAACCGCATCTCATCAACAAACTCATCACTCACAAGAGGACTATCCACGCATGACCAACGGCGTGTCCACCAGCTACTCGCCATGCGCGTCTGACTTTCATAAAACGTGCCACTGCTCCGCGTGGGGTTGCTCAACATAATCGTAGTCGCATTATGACCCGACATAGACCCAGCCGCAGCCTCAAATACCTTCTCAGGCACACCACTAGCCTCATCCACAACCAACATCACATGCTCTGAGTGCACCCCAGCCAGTGCTTCTGGCGTCTCGGCTCTACTAGTTCTTGCCGAAATAAACATCTCGCTGGGCGCAGAATTATGCTCCACACGATCCGACTTTACATTCAGCACAGACTGCAAATGCGGCGGCAACTCATTAATCCAACGCTTCATCTCTGCAAACAAAGCATCAAATAACTGGGAGCTAGTCGGGGCCGTAACCACAACCTTATTCGGATAATGCATCAAAAAATACCATAACATCGCCCAAGATGCTGCTGTGCTCTTACCAGTGCCATGACCCGAGCGGATCGAAATTTTTCTTTCACCAGACGCAATGGCATCCAAAAACTCAGCTTGATACGGCAATGGCTTTACGCCCAGCACTTCCTCAACAAACAAAGCAGGTTTCTTAACATAACGCTGGGCAAAATCCAGCATCGTATTGCTTGCTAAATCATTCACCCTGCACAACCTTCATCTTACGCAAGGCATCCAAATGCAAATCCCCAATATTAATTTGCACATTCTGCTGATTGCGCGTGCCATACTTATCAGGATTATACGCCTGCGCTGCAAGATTATGCTGGCCCACCTTCTGCTTCAGCAAACCAAGATCAATCTGACTAACATTGGCCTCACTCACATCACGCTCACCACTCAGCGCTTCCATAACCTCACGCTGCCTACGATGGCTTAAATCAGATATAGCTTCAAAACCTGCTTCAAAATGTGCATCTGCAGCATCCTTACGCGCTGCATCTATTGCACGGGTATAATCCTCATTCTTCAACAGCAAATTGTTAAAATAACCCCGACTTACATCAAGATCAGCAGCTAAATCACGCAAAGACTTGCCCTCAAGCAACCACTCACGCACATATTCAGCACCACCCCTGCGAGACAACTCAGCTAACGTCTTTTTAGCTAAAGGCTTACCTGCCATGCTATGCTCCACGTTTGTTTTGCGGAAATATTACTGTGATATTGCTGCAAAAGCAATGGGGGCATGGGGGGCTACGCAATACCTAGCTGGGAGGAAAAACTAGGCACGTATGGAGAAGAACGTAGCCCTGCGAAAAATATAACACAAAATTTGGTGTGTGAGAATGTATAATAATAATAGGGGTAGGGGTGGGGGCTAGACGGGGGGGCAATTGTATACTATTGCACACCATTGTTTATACTTTGCCAGACTTAAAACAATACAGACCAAACCTATGCAAATCTTATCAGATAATATCAAAATGATATTTCGCATAATATGTATTATGTTAACACTTTGTAATAATGCCGTTGTTACTGTTCTTGATTGTACTAACTTTGCCAAAGTATGAACAATGAAAAACAATAATATTGCTTTTGTTTTTTATTTGTAGTAAACGCGCACGCGCATGCGCGACTTGACTTTTAATGTGTTCTGTGTCGTTTTTCTCAATAAATTTTTTTTATAAGTTATTGATTATATTGCTTTCTTTTTTCTTGCATATCTATATTATATCATTATTATATTTGCCATAATTAAAACGAAAGGGAAAACCAATGCTTACACAATATTATATAGCAGTAAATGAAACAGTTAGCTCAAGAGATGGTTTACGCAGCCATACCTGTAAAAAACAATATGTTAAAGAATTAAGAGATGATTACTTAAATATGGACTCAATACCTTCTAAATCTTTTGATACTTTTGAGGACGCAGAAAACTTTATCGAGCAACTGCCAGTGCAGCGCTGCGGCGAGTATATCAATAAATATAGTTATAATGTGGAAGCTATTGAGCATACACACGCAAACTTTAGTGGGTATTCTGATGTACACCCATATGAGATTGTAAAAGTAGTTTCTCCAAAAACCATAGAGGTCAGATTAGTTGACGCTGAGCTTGACCCTGCATGGAAGCCAGAAGTTATTGCAGGTGGATTCGCTGGTCATACAGTTAATAACGGCTCTCAAAAGTGGATTTACAAGTCAAACCAAAATAATCGCGCTATAAGACTTCGTAAGCGTAAAGACGGATATTTTTATTCGGCAGGTGGCAGACACGTTTTAAGCAACGCCCCAGAAAAGTTTTATGATTACAACTTTTGATGCATCTAGGGCATTGTTGCGGCAATGCCTTTACATGCACCAACGCATGACAACAACAATAAGAGAGGGAAAGACCAATGCAAGATATATTTCAAAGTGTAATAGATGATATTCACGACAAGTTAGAAAGTGATAATTACGGCATAGACACATACGGCTGTGACTTACATAACGAGCTATGCAACACAGACTATTTCATCATAGGCAGATATCAAGCGAAAGAGTTTCTTGGTGGTCACGTCTTTGACGCCATAGAGATGATTAAGGATTATGAGCAGTCAAACTTTGGGGAAGTATCAACAGATTTAAGCGAGCCAGAGCGAGTTGTGAACATGCTTGCATATATTATAGGCGAATACGTGCTTGCTGAGAGTGACCATCTTCAAGACAAATGGGATGAACGCTTAACTGGTGATGATCTTACCAAGATAGCAGAAGAAATAGCATGTATTAATTCGACAAAGCTATATAGAGAGGCCGCATAATGAATACTCCAGAAATACAATTCCTATTAGGCTTTATCACATTCTTATTCTTTACTGGCGCTGTATTTCTTGCGCCGTATATAATCCAACATTTAGGGAGTTGAACCAATGGACAAACAGCAAAGGGAAGCACAACAAGCCTTTGATGATGCAATAGAGGCGATAAAATATGACTACATGTATATGGGCACTAAGACAGACTCACAGCATGGCTATCAGTATATATTGCTTAAGCATATTG